GGTACTACATACACACTAAATTTAAATAGTGGCACAAATGCTGCACGTAGTACTTGGGATACTACCGCTGAATCTGCTGCTACATATTTAGAAGCTAATAATTACACTATTTATTCTAACTAATCATGAGATACCAAGCTACAAAAACTTGTTGGTGGCTGTGCTACGACACCGTGCCTAATCATATTGGTAAGTTAGACCCAGGTGAATGGGTTGCAAGTAGTGCACCCAACATCGAGCAATTCGATACTGAAGAAGAAGCCTTAGCTCGGGCTATTGAACTTGGCTATGAGCCAGATGAATCAGAGCTTGACACTTAATTTATTTATTTAACTATGGCTGATACTCTTTTATTCCGTGGTGGGAATACTGCTGATATTAATTCAGCAGGAACCACTGTTGTTGATCGTGAAATTGTAATCGATACAGATACTAATGAGATTGTCCTAGGCAGTGCTAAGAAGCGTACTGTCATGCAAACCAGTGGTGGTGATTTTGCTGTTACTGGTCATATAGCCGTCGGACAGGAAGTTGTTTCAGACAACACCTTCAGGTCAACCTCAAACGATGTCTACAACATTGTTGCTAAGTCAGCACGCTCAGGTGGACTAGGCTCAGACCACAACTTCACTGGTCTTGATGCTAGCGACACCATCACCTCAATTATTACAAGAGGCGGCAGCGTTAAGCTCGGTGGTACCACTAACTCTGCGCCCAACATTGAGTTGAAGGGTAGCGACGGAAGCGCCACGTTTGGTGGTGTTGTAGAAAGCACCTCTGGTGGATTCAAGTTCCCTGACGGTACTGTCCAGACTACTGCCGGTAGCGGTGGCGGTGGTAGCAGTAGCACTTTTGCTACTGACATTGCTGTCAATGGCCTGACTGTCGGTAGAGGTAGCGGTAATGTTACATCTAACACGGTAGTTGGTTCTCAAGCTCTCTCAGTAAATAGCACTGGGCAACGCAACACAGCCTACGGACAATATTCCCTTCAAGACAATGACACCGGCGGTTACAACACAGCTACCGGTACTTACTCGATGGCTGAAAATATCAGTGGGGGAACTAACGTAGCCGTCGGATACTCTGCTCTCCGGTCAAATACTTCTGGAAGTGCCAACACGGCTAACGGCTACCAGTCGATGTATCTTAACAACGGTAGCAATAACACGGGCCTCGGTTACGAAGCTCTCAGGTTTAATGCTGATGGAGGTAACAATACAGCCATCGGACACCGTTCGCTGTATACAAATACCGAAGGAGATAAAAACACAAGTATCGGCAAAGAGGCTCTCTATAAAAATGCCACTGGGAACCTTAACGTATCCATCGGGTACGAGTCTGGTTACAACATTGAAGGTAGTAACAATACGTTCATTGGGGCTTACAAAGGCTCATCAGCAGACGCATCATTAAGCTCTACAGTCATTATCTCTGCTGGTCTTTCTGAGCGAGCACGATGTGACTCAGCCGGTACTTGGCAGATTGGTGGTACTACTGCAGCACCTAACCTTACATTATCTAAAGCTGGCAAAGTAACAGGTACTTCTGCTGAGTTTGGTGGTGATATCACAGTCGGTGCAGGTGGCAGTAATAACACAACTGGTATAGATGTTAGAGCAATTGGCTTGATTAAAGCGTCTAGACCTAATGCTAACGATGCGCTATTTATTGGATACCAGAACACCGGTGGCGGTAACCAAACTAGCGAGATTTTCGCTAATGGCGATGCTGCGTTTGATGGTGATATCACCTGCACAAGTAACTCTAAAGGCTTGATCCTTAAGTCCCCTAACGGAACTTCCTTCCGTCTCTCTGTTGCTGACGACGGAACCCTTAGTGCATCCTCTATTTAATTATGTTTTCAATTTCACAAATGATCGTAGACAGCAACGAAAAGGTTGTTGCTGTTAACTGGGCTTTTACTAATGAAGATGGCTCACTCTCTAATCAATTCAAACTTGCTGAACCCTACGGTGAAACTCCTCTTGCAGAAGTAACCGAAGAGAAAGCTGTTGAATGGCTTGAAGCTCAGCTCCCTAATACAGCTGAAGAACTTACCGCTGCTATCACTAGAGCTAAAGAGCAGCAAGCATATGAACAAACCTTGAGTGCTTATAACGCTAATAGCGGTGGAGCACCTACACCGATTGTAGTTGAGGTTCCAGAAGAAGCTCCCGTTGAAGAACCTGTGGAAGCTCCAGTCGAAGCTTAAAAATTGTGGTGGGAGGGAGGCAACTTAAACTATGACAACACTAATCCAAAAGCAGGCTCGTTCTAATTGGGATGAGTTCTGCTCGTGGGTGACGTCCACTAACAACCGTCTATACGTAGGTTGGTTTGGAGTCCTTATGATTCCCTGCTTGTTAGCAGCAACCACCTGTTTCATTATCGCCTTTATAGCCGCACCACCAGTAGACATCGATGGAATTAGAGAACCAGTTGCCGGATCGCTCCTCTATGGAAATAACATCATCAGCGGAGCAGTCGTCCCGTCGAGCAATGCAATTGGCTTACACCTATATCCAATCTGGGAAGCAGGTTCCCTCGACGAATGGCTCTACAACGGTGGTCCCTACCAATTGGTTGTGTTCCACTTCCTTATTGGTATCTTCTCTTACATGGGACGCGAATGGGAACTTAGTTATCGACTAGGGATGCGTCCCTGGATCTTCGTTGCTTACTCAGCTCCTGTAGCTGCAGCAAGTGCCGTGTTTCTTGTGTATCCGTTCGGTCAAGGATCCTTCTCTGACGGAATGCCACTCGGTATCTCCGGTACGTTCAACTTTATGTTGGTCTTTCAGGCAGAACATAATATCCTTATGCATCCATTCCATATGCTTGGTGTTGCTGGAGTCTTCGGTGGCGCTTTGTTTAGTGCTATGCATGGTTCTCTGGTTACCTCCTCGCTTGTCCGTGAGACAACTGAACAGGAGTCACACAACTATGGATATAAATTTGGACAAGAAGAAGAGACCTACAACATCGTTGCAGCTCACGGCTACTTCGGACGTTTGATCTTTCAATACGCTTCGTTTAATAATAGTCGTAGTCTTCATTTTCTATTGGCTGCTTTCCCTGTCGTCGGTATCTGGTTTACCAGTCTCGGCGTCAGCACAATGGCTTTTAACCTCAACGGATTTAACTTCAATCAATCCATTATTGAAAATCAGGGTCATGTTGTAAATACATGGGCTGACATCCTTAACCGTGCCAACCTTGGCATGGAGGTAATGCATGAAAGAAATGCACACAATTTCCCGCTTGATCTGGCTACTTCTAGCACTACAACTGTTGCTCTTAGTGCTCCATCAGTGGGCTAACTTTATCTAGTACGTTCATCTATGTGGGACATACAATGTACAACTGAATCTGCTATTATTATACGTGATGCTTTGCGTCTGTATAAAGAACGGTGGTCAGGTGGTCATCCATCTGAACAAGAAAATATAGCATATTTAGAATATCAATTCACCAAGTTAGTACTTGAGTCCACATTAGACGCATAATTACTACGCATGGAACGGGGCGTAGATTACTAGGTACTAACTATGTCTATGAATCTCATTCGTTTTATCGCTAACCAGAAGAAAAAAGCACAACGCTATCAAAGCGATGCTCTGCGTTATCGAGGTGTGGTTTATAAAGAAATTGGCTGAGTAAAAGCTCAGAGCCGGGTGCAACTCCCGGCGTCAATATTGGTAGAGCCGCTAAGGCGATAACTCTACCGTGCACGGTAATGAAAAGACCTTAACATTTTCAAACTTTAATTTTGCTAGCAAGAAAAACGATAACAACTTACATTTACTTTTTAAAATGGCTAATACTTTAGTTACTCCAATTGGTGCTATTAACAATACCAGCTCTACTCCGCTGGCACTAGACGCCAATTATGATACCAAGTACGCAACTTACCTCAAGTTGTTTAGTGGTGAGATGATCAAAGCTTATGAGTCTGCCTGTATCGCTAAAGGTACAGTTCAGACCCGTACATTGCGTAATGGTAAGTCCCTGCAGTTCATCTATACAGGACGTATGGAAGCTGGCTATCACACACCTGGCACGCCAATCCTTGGATCTAATGATCCTCCGGTGGCAGAAACCACGGTTGTGATGGATGACCTTCTGATCAGTTCTGCTTTTTTATATGATTTAGATGAGACACTTGCGCATTACTCCCTTAGATCAGAAATAAGCGCCAAGATCGGTCACGCTTTGGCTGAAGCTTATGATAAGAAGATCTTCCGTATGATCGCTAAGTCTGCTCAGAAATCTACTAGCTTTGTAACTGGCGAACCTGGTGGCTCCACAATCAACCTTGGTGCTGGTAAGGCTCTTGATGCTCAAGCACTGGTTGATGGTTTCTTCGAAGCTGCGGCTATCTTGGATGAAAAGAATGTACCTTCCGCAGGAAGATTCGCAGTCCTTTCTCCCAGGCAATATTACTCACTCGTATCCTCCGTGGATACAAACATCCTTAACCGCGACTTCGGCTCCACACAGGGCAGCATGAACACCGGTGAGGGTTTGTATGAGATCGCTGGTATCTCTATCCGTCGTTCTAACAACCTGCCTTTCCAGGCTGGTACTGTTAGCAGTGTTGATGGTGAGAACAACGATTACTCCGGTAGCTTTGCTAATCACGCTGGTCTGATCTATATGCGTGATGCAGCTGCTGTTGTGGAAGCTATTGGACCTCAGGTTCAAACCACAGGCGCTGATGTTAAGACCATGTACCAAGGTGATGTCATCGTTGGACGTCTTGCTATGGGCGCTGGCATCCTCAACCCTGCGGCAGCAATTGAGCTGACCGCTACTCCTTAATAAGATATAAATTATGGCTAATACTGCATCTGCATCTGGAAACAACGGTATTTCCGGATCTACTCCTGGCATCAGTGGAGGCAACACGGCTATCCGTACCTCCGTAGCTAAAACTCGAAAAGGGTATGGTTCTGCTGTTTCAGCTTCAACTGTTTATAGCGAATCTGCACAATTGCGTTTTGCTTATCCTAATGTTGAGTGTGACTCTCCTGCGCGAGATCGCTCCTGATAACTATGGGCTCCTTCGGGAGCCTTTTTTTTTATATAATTATTCCTAGTATATTATGACAACCGAGACCGAACTCTCCAGTGTGAATTCCATACTAGGAGCAATTGGGCAATCACCAGTATCAAGAATTTACAACAATACTGATGGTACACTTATTTATATTAACCCTGAGATTGCTGTTATACATCAGATTTTAAAAGAAGTAGATACTGATGTTCAAAATGAAGGATGGATATTTAATACTGAATTTCATCTAGAGGTTATGCCCGACTCTCAAAGTGAAATTATCATACCAACTGATGTCCTACGTCTAGATGTTAGTGATGGTCAAGTCTTTAGAACTACAGATGTAGTTAGACGTAATGGTAAATTATATGATCGCTATAATCATACTTATAAATTTACTGAATCCGTATATCTTGATTATGTAAGGAAAGTACCGTTTGAAGAAATCCCTTCTGTTTTTCAAAGATATATAACCCTACGTGCTAGCGGAAGAGCTGCCACACAGATGGTAACTAATCCAGCACTTGTACAATTACTTGGTCAACAAGAAGCTCAAGCACGAGCATCATGTATGGAGTATGAGTGTAATCAAGGTGACCATACATTCTTTGGTACACCACAAGGCACTGCCTACAGATCTTATCAACCTTATAGAACACTCGCACGATGACAGCTGTATCACAACTGCTACCTAATTTTATTCAAGGTATTAACGAACAACCCGATGAACTAAAGAAACCTGGTCAGGTTAGGGATGCAGTCAATGTGTATCCAGACATTACCAAAGGTCTTTTAAAAAGAACAGGTTACTCTTTGATAACAGAAGATATAACCACTACAAGTGATGGAACTTGGTTTTCTGTAACTAGAAGAGAAGATACTGAAAAAGAGCGGTATATATTTAATATCAGCCCAGCAGGTGTTATTAAGGGATGGAATGCAGACACTGGAGCTGTCCAAACTATTCGTGAAGCCATCGCTTCAGTCGATCTTGGTTTAGGAGACTCTTATTTCAATAGTATAGATACTAAAGATTTAGATAGTGATGATCCAGAGATTGAATATTTTATAGCTGACTCTAATTTAGATTACGCTATTAAAAGTGCCACATTGGCTGATACTACATTTCTCTGTAACACTAACATAAGAAC